AACAGCATCGTTTGTAGAAGGAGAGATGAAAAGATTTATATCAACTTTTGCTTCTACATCAGAACAACTACCAGCTAATATCTTAGTTAAAGGTCCTGACGGTAAATTATTAGAACCTACAAATGAACAACTAAGTGGGATGGTAGAACCTGTATTTGATATAACCACGCCTGACGGTGTAGCAGGTCTAAAGGCTTTGAGTTCAACCCTACAGTCTTTGATGTATAGTAGATTCATACAAACAAAAGGTATGTTTAATGTAGCTAATCAAATAAAGAATGGAGAAGCTATAGATTTAAATAAAATGAAAGCAGGTAATCTTGTTATATCTGATACAGCAGGTCTTAATATTCCTAAAGCCGTACCTCTTCCTAACCAGTTTAAAAACTATGAAGAGTACATAACTGCAATGGAAAACTTAATAACAGTCAATGTTAGGAAACTTAATAAAGATACTGGTAAGTTAGAAACTGTACCTCTACCTGCTTTTGATGTTAGAGCAATGCTTAAAGCAGAAGAAAACGTAACTAATGCTATTATGTCATCTAAGAAGTTTAAAGAAACTCACAAACAATTCTTTCAGTTAGTAGACCAAGAAGCTCAAGTAACCAAGAGTGCGGCCGTAAAACAAATGGAAGTAGAACAAAGTGAAGTTTACAAGAGGAGTAGGCTGTACAAAGAAAACATGTCAGGGGATTCTTTCTTTGAGGATGTTATAATGAAAGGTGATCCTAACTCTGTTGATCTGTATATTGAAGATATAAATAGATTAGTTGATGCAGGCGAAATGACAATTGAGCAAAGTCAGAAGATATTAAAGACCCTTGTAACTGACGTACTAAGATACTCTGGAGGAGAATCTAAGAATGGTGCAACATTTAAATTTTACAATGGGCAGAACATACCTGTAAGTTCCTACCAAACTCCTGAAGTACCTTATGCCTTACTCACTGGTGCTGATGATTTAGCAGAAGATGGCACAAGGACAGCCCTATCAATGCAATCAGAAAAGTTTAATGCTTTGATGGATGCTGCAGGTATAACCGATGATCAAAGAGAAGTTCTTATATCCATGTACCGACACTCTACAAAGATGGATGCAAGAGGTGTTCTAGCTAGATCGGGTATGAGTTCAGATATGGGCGGTAAAGCGAAACTAGGAGGACCTAGTCCAGCTTTTACCTTAAACAATACTTTGTCAAAGGCTTTCAACATAGCTAGAGGTATGGTTAGTACAGAGTATGTTATGGCAGAGATGGCTATAAGATATGCGGCTCTAGCAGACGGTGCTATTCTGAATACGATAATGAATGATGAGAGAGTATCAAATACTATCTTGAATCTAATGAATGATCCTACGCAGGTATTAGAAGCTGATGCTGACTATTTTGTGCGAGCAATGATAAAGTTCTCGGCTAACGCTATAAAAAATGTAACAGGAGTAAATCACGATAATGGTTACAACGAGGAATCTTATTGGAAATCAATGGGCGTAGTATACCCAACACAAAGAAAACAATTAAACTAAGGAGAGAAAGAATGAAGACTTATCACAACGGACCACGTAAAGGCATGATGTACGGTGGCAACATACGAAAGCCTATGATGTATGGTGGCAAAGTACAGAAGATGCAAATGGGTGGCATAGCTGAAAAGAACATAAAGCCTAATCAATCAGGTATGATGCAAGCTACAATGCCTAAGAACATGATGAATCCTATGGGCATGATGTATGGTGGTCAAGCCAAACTAGACAAAAACAAAGATGGTAAGATATCAGGTAAAGACTTCAAGATGATGAAGTAGGGTTATCCCGTTTTCTCATTATCTTACGACCTCTGAAGAAAACAATTGTATTGATAGTGGTGTTGATAGTGATAGCTACCAGTAGCCAAATTTGCCACCACTCCATCACACGTACCTGCCAGATTTATCCATGACCTCTTGTGCCATAGACTTCAGATACTTTATTAATTGAGTTACCTTAGTTGTACCTTCATACATGGGAAGACCTAAATTCATGGTTTTCTCAAATTCATTTGGATCTACTGCATCGTAGAGTATCTCAACATTCCCGTCCTTATTAAGAAACGCTTCTAGTGAGAATAGTTTCGCTTTTACCTTTGATTTCATCGATCGGCTCTAATTCACTTATAGGTAGGTTATAACAATCAGCTTTAAACGTAAAGCCGTTGCTCGGATCTACTTGACCTTTCTTATATCGAGTAGCTTTAGCATAGTATTCTTGTTTACTGATGCTACCTAGTATCCAAGCCTTACTGAGATCAGTCAGTATCCTTACGAATACATAGCTATCACAGTCTTGTTTCGTACCATGAGATGCAACCGAGCAATCATAATTTGACTGTGGCTTAGTGTTACAACGTTTAGTCTTAACGTCGATACGATTCCCATCTTTCACTAAATCATAGTTATATGTATTTGCTTCAGTTGCCCCAATGATATCAGCTACGATTACCTCGCCTATCGCACCTACAACGTTACTAGTGCCACCTGTAATACTTCCCTGCAAAATGCCTACAGTAGAAGCTTTTTCCCTCGCATGACGCATGTAATCTTCGCTGATTGGTACTTCGATCATTAGTTTGCACCTAAATCTACGATTTCACAGGCATCTGCAGTGCAAGCCAACTCACGAGTACCGCTCGTATTGTCTTCCTTTTCATACATAGAGAACTTAGTCCAGTCGAGTGACTTTGGAACACGTCCATTCCATTCGAGATATTCGTCCGCATCTATGTCCTGATAAGGAGCTTGTTGGTACGTATGGTCAGCAAATGGAAGGAATGATACACCTGACGCTATGTCAAAGTTATCGTACAACCACGCACCAACTTCCATCCACTCTTCTTCCTTTACAGAAATAGTCACAGATGGTTTGTGTTCGCACCAGTTAAGTGCATAGACCTTCCAAAGTTCTAGTTGTTCTATTGCACTCATCTCTGTTCTAGTGATAGCACCACTAGGAGATTTCATAGGAAAAGAAAACACAGTAACACTGTCAGGCTTCATAACATCAGGCTCTGCAGGGATACCTTCTTCTTTCATAAACTGTGTTAAGGGATCTTTGTTATCCCCACGTACTGTTCTAATGTAGTATGGATTGTGTCTAGCATGAATACCTGAAGCAGAGTCAGTCAATTGAGACACAGTGCCACTTGGCTTAACACAAGTAATAGACGTGCTTCTAGGTATACCTATAGCATCTGCATATTCTCTGTTTGTCTTTATTGCCACTTCTTTCATATCTTGTAACCAAACCTTTGAATCAATTGTCTTGGACAACACGTAATGATCCATGATACCAGTTAATGACACACCAAGCAAGCGTTCTTCTTCAGTATTTGTTTTCCATATCTTACGTAGGTACTTCAGATCTGTAAGAGTAGATTGAAATGTACCTAATATTGTAGCAACACGTACCTTTGATCTAAGTGATATCAAATCATCGTTTTCTCGTACGACTACTTCAGATAAGTTACAAAACTGATAAGGTCGAAGTATGATCTCACTACATGGGTTTGTACCCCACATGTAACCTGTCTGTCTTCTGCCACTTTTAGATACTTGGTTGTCTGCGGCCTTACGATTAAACATGCCACGCTCGCCTGATTTAGATTCGTACAGAGCTAACCATTCTCTCATGTAGGTTTCCATAGCAGGCTTTTCTTTGTAAGCTACAGAGTTATTTGCCAACGCTCTTTGACCATGATTGTTCCACCATTCACCCGATTTAGCGTGAGCCATTTGATCATCGTTCAGATTAGATAGACTGATCAGTGCAGATCGTCTAACACCACCTACGACAACAACCTCACCTACCTTACACATAATATCGTGGCATTCGATAGGATAAAGTTTTCTACCCTTTGCCCCTTTAAATTTATCAATAGTGAACTTAAATAAATTAACAAGAGGGTCAGGACCTGATGCTCTACCCCCCATAACTTTTAGTCTTGCACCTGCAGGTCGTACCTTTGATACATCCCAAGATGGTATCATTCCTGAATAAAGTAAAGCTACAAGCTCACGATATGATTTTGCCCACCCTGCTTTACTATCTTCCACAACAATAACAACATCAGACTCTTGCATATTCTCACTGATTACAGGTAGCTTATCTACATTCTCTCGCTCGACAGAGAATCCTACACCTGTACCACACATAAGAATGTACATAGCTTCATCAAATGAACGTGGACTATCTACTGGTAGGTAGCTACAATTGTAGCCACATGTGTTATCTCTTTTAAGTGCATCACCTGCAGTCATCATAGCTCTCATGGAAGGCATGACTTTTAAGCCAGTTATGTACTCTTCTATTATCTCTCTATCAACTTTACTTATCTTATAGTTGTGCTTCTCTAATAAAGTATCAGACATAAAGTTTATGTATCTGCTTACTGTCTCTCCCCAGTTTTCTCTTCTGCCCTCTTCTTCCATCCATCTAGCGTATCTAGATTTGTGTATAAACTCTTGGTATGAGGTTGGTAGCATATTAGACGCCATCGTATTCATCTCCTATTTTTGTTTCAATTAAACGGTTCAAGTACCACTGTGCTTTCTCCAAATCCTCAAGACCATTCTTGTACTTATATCTACACATGTACTTTAATATATTGCCTTGAAGATATGCTTCAAATCCATCCCCAGTGACAGATTGGATTATGTCTATAGTCTCTATGCCTGCTTTGTTGTAGTGTTCAGGACTGTTTACCATATCTACTATTTTAGGAGTTTCTTTTTCTTTTTGTTTTTCTTCTTCTAATCTTTTTAACATGTATTCGTAATACCTCATCATTGATCCTTGCCAAAATCTACTTTAATTACATTCTCAGGAATGTCAAGCATTTCCCCTGTATCTTGTTGATATTGAACTTTAAGTTCTTTGGCCGCAAAGCCAAACTCTATCTCGGATTCCCCGCAACGAAACACTTCATCACCTCGCCTACGTAGCAAAGCCAATACACCCTCGTGCATAATTGATGCAACAGAGTGATCCTCAAATGTTTCATACTTTTTACCTGTTGTATCAAATGCCTGTAAGTAAAATTGATCATCGGGCATTTCGGATATAATTACGTAATACTTATTCTTTTCTAAAGACATTACGGTGTTCATGTCATCCTTTTTCATTTCGTAGCCACTCCATAGGTATTGCTTTTTCTGCCCACCTGTAATCGTGCTTGAGACACCAATCAGCATAAGTGGTTTTACTTCCTTTGTAGATCTTGTTTCGTGCATTCATAAACACCATACGAATGTCCAAGTCTTTGTGTTGCTCTTTTATGAGAGCCATCTTGACTCTATCTGCTTTATCAAACTCACCTTTAGCTTCGATGTAAATGTTGGTTGCAGGGATGTAGAAGTCAGGAGTGTAGGTACGTACTTTAGGTATGTACATTATCTTCTTCTTCTCGTACTCGAACTTTACTTTGTTCTGTATCAGTTTTCTAGCTAATGATAGTTCAAACTTAGATCTGTATCCTGCGTTACGTTTAGCCATTATGTTGTCCCCATTCGGATTTTCCAACTCAATGACTCTAGGCGTTTGCTGATATAACCTGCCGTCTTCGGGGATTGTTTTTCTAGTGTAGTAAGTTCGTCTAGCAGGGGATATATCGGCACACATAAAATCTTTCCGTAGTTTAAACTGTAGTTGATTGTTTGAAATTCATTCTCTATTTTCACAATGTCTCTCGCTTCTGTCTCAGGTGTCAACGCCCCATGCTCTGAAAAGTTATCTCGCAGAGTTAAAGGTATACCCCTGTCGTGTTGTCTAAGGAATGTTATGTCCCTGCCACCACCTATACCTTTGTGAGACTCAATGTAAAGATGATACAAGTTCTCATTCAACTCAAGTAGTTTAGTTTCGTATGTGTTTACGTAGATTGCTGACACTACAATTCTTTCTTCTTCAAGACATCGTACCATATCTTAGGTGCATTATTAGCCTTTGATGTTACCTTTGGATATAGTTGTGCATTTGCCCAACAGTGTGATCTGTATCCACACATGCTACATATTTTGTTTAAGGTTTTGTTACCT